GACGTGAGTGAGACCAATGTCCGCTCAGTATGCAGCCGCCTCACCCAGGCCTCTGACCGTCTCTTCACCATAGAGCGCTGCTATCCGGAACTCAAGGTTACCCGTACACGCTAATTTACCCCCCCCACTATGGATAAACATATTGTAGATGATATCAAGAGTCGGGCGCGGGATAACATGCTAACGGTCATCCGTGACTTCATCAGCCTGCGTGATCCCCGCACCGGCAGTGAATATACCGGTGACTGTCCGTTCTGCCAGTCGCGCGGCAAGTTCGCATATAATGACGCCAAGGGCATATACAAGTGCTTCAGCTGCGGAGAGGGCGGCAATGACCCTGTCAAGTTCGTCATGACGGCCAAGAACTGCACCTATCCGGATGCCATACGTCATCTTGGCCAGATATTCAGCATCTCCACTGAGCCCGAGCAGCGTCCGGCTGTCACTGCTCAACCCAAGGGGACTTTCTGCAAGCGCATGCTCAAGGATAGCGGTCTCACCATGGATGATGTCATGGCCACCGTCTTCAAGTCTTCAGACACGTCGTCTATATTCAAGTGTCAGACTTTCCGCTCCGGCACTGTCAATGACCGTGGTGAGATTATCGATGGTGATGACGTTATCATTGAGTATTATGACCTTGAGGGATTCCCAGTCACCTATCAGAAGAAGGATTTCAAGCGTAACCCCACAGGTGATGTGGCCACCTACTACCGTGTCCGCTGGCAGTTCCCCGAGGCACACCTGGACAAGGAGGGCAAGGCCTTCAAGTATAAGTCACCTTACGGTGCCGGCACTCCTATCTATATCCCGCAGCGCATCCGTGACCTCTATTCTAAGAAGGAGCATATAGACCGTCTCTTCATCCAGGAGGGCGAGAAGAAGGCCGAGAAGGCCTGCAAGCACGGCCTGCCGAGCATTGCCATCAGCGGCATCCAGAACCTTGGATATAACGGTTCTCTTCCGGAGGATCTGGTGCGTATCATACGCACCTGCCAGGTCAAGGAGGTTGTCTTCCTGATGGACTCTGACTGGAACGACCTCTCCAAGGATAAGAAGCTCACCGAGGATATCGCCAAGCGTCCCCGTAACTTCTATTTCGCGGCACGTAACTACAAGGACTATATGCGTGCTCTCAAGAACCAGAATATCTATGTTGAGATATACATCGGCCACACCAAGGCCATAGGTGGTGACAAGGGTATAGATGACCTGCTCACCAACACTCTGAAAGGCCATGAGGAAGAGTTCCTGAAGGACTTCAACAAGCTTATCAACGAGAAGGCCCTGGACGGCCAGTACTGCCAGCTCTACAAGATCACTTCCTGGACTGATCATAAGCTGGAGGAGATATGGGCGCTTGACAACGTGACCCGGTTCGCCGAGATGCACCGTGAGGAGTTGATGGAGTTGCCGGAGTTCATGTTCGGCCGTCACAAGTGGAAATTCAACGAAAAAGGTGAACTTGTCTTCGCTCAGCCCTTTGACGATGACGAGAAGTTCTGGGATGAGCGCCACTATACCGATAAGAACGGCAATGAGCGTGTTGACTGCAGTTACCTCTACGTCAATGCCATCAACTTCCTGCAGAACCGCGGATTCGGCCGCTATCGCCTTGGTAACGGTACCTTCAACTATATCCATGTTGAGTCTCCGTTCGTGAGTAACATCATGAGTACTGACGCCCGTGACTTCCTGGTTCAGTTTGCCATCCTCAACACCAACCGCAACGTGCTTGAGATGCTCTACAAGGGCGGTGTGCAGTACCTTGGTCCGGACAAGCTCTCTTATCTGAACTACATACAGCCTAACTTCCTGCAGCCTCAGCGTGACTGCCAGTACTTCTACTTCCGTGACAACTGCTGGAAGGTTACGGCCGACCGTGTGGAGGAGGTCTCTTACTCCAGTATCTCTCATCATGTATGGAAGGAGCGTCAGCGTGACATACCCTGCAAGTACCTTGGTTCGCTCATTGAGTTCCGTCAGCTTGACAACGGCACCTATGACTATACTCTCACCAATATAGGCCGTCAGTGTCATTTCCTCCGGTTCCTGGAGAACGCCAGTAACTTCACCTGGCGCAAGCAGGGTACCGAGATTCCTCCTGAGGAGCTGGCCGAGAACAACCAGCATCTGCTAAGCAAGCTCTGCGCAATCGGTTACATGGCCATGGATGTCAAGGATCCTAACGTGAGCCGTGCTGTCATCGCCATGGACGGAAAGCAGAGTGAGGTTGGAGAGAGCAACGGCCGCTCCGGAAAGTCTCTTGTAGGTGAGCTCATGCGTCATATCACAACAATCGCTTATATCAACGGCAAGAAGCGTGATATCCTTGATGACCAGTTCATCTGGAATGACGTGACTGAGAAGACTCGCCTGGTGTTCATCGATGACGTACTGCAGAACTTCAACTTCGAGTTCCTGTTCCCCTGCATCACCGGTGACTGGACCGTCAACTACAAGGGATCTACCCGTATCACCTTCCCCTTCAGCTCCAGCCCCAAGCTTTACATCCCTACCAACCATGCCATCAAGGGCGAGGGCAGCAGCTACTCTGATCGTCAGTGGGTCATAGCTTTCTCTGACTTCTACAACCAGGATCATAAGCCGGCCGATGATTTCGGGCAGCTCTTCTTCGCCGAATGGGACTTCGACCAATGGAACCTGACCTGGAATCTGGTTGCCAACTGCATTCAGCTCTACCTCAGGTTCGGTGTGGTGCAGGCTCCCTCTGACCGTATCGAGGCCCGCCGTTTGCGTCAGGAGATCACTGAGGGCTTCATCCTATGGGCTGATGAATACTTCAGCAACGAGAGCCGCATAGGCGTTCAGTTGTCACGTCGTTCCCTGCAGGATGCTTATTATGAGGCTGACCCGCAGCAGCGCAAGTATGTCTCTCCCAATGAGTTCAAGAAGCGCTTCAAGAAGTGGTGTCAGTACAAGGGGTATATCTTCAATCCCCAGATGTACGACAAGCTCTCCGGACAGCCCTTCAAGTTCGATAACGATGGCCGTCCCATCACCGATGACAAGAGTGGCGGTATCGAGTATTTCACCGTAGGTATGCCGAACGGCCCCCAGCAGCCTACACAGGAGCGTCTGTTCTGATGGAACCGAATACCTCATGCCCCGGTGACTGCACCACCTGCTACTGGTGCCAGCCTGCCTGCCTCTTCGGAGTGCGCCGCCTGGAGTGTTGGCTGCCTCCCTGTGACCATCCCCAGGAGATTGTACCAGGCAAGCGTTGCATCTATCACACGCCTCTGCCTCAGATCGCATAGCGTTTTACTCATTTATTTAACTAATAACTCACTTTATTAACTTACAATTCAATTATTATGAGCACAAACATTACTGAACGCATCAAGACATTCGATGATGCGCTTGCCGCTCTCCCAGCAGAGCATCCTATGGTTCGCAACTGGACCGCCATGCGCGGCCTTGAGGACAAGTTCTCACCTAACTTGGCAGCCTATGCTAAGTTGTGTATCATTGCTGCAGCCCTTAATGAGGACTGGGAACTCCATTGGGGTTCAGACCAGGTGTATTACTATCCCTGGTTCTACATCTATTCCAAGGCTGAGGTTGAGACCATGATGCAGGACCGCAAGGATAAGCTGGTGCTGCTTGGCGGTGCTGCGAACCGCGGCTCGTACTGCGGTCTCGGTTGCGTCCACTCGACCAACGCCTGGTCGGCTGCGGATGCGTACATTGGCTCTCGCCTTGCATTCCGGTCATCAGAGCTGGCCAGGTATTGCGCTGAGCAGTTTATTGAAATCTGGGCTCAATATCTCTCCTGATATGTACAAGTACGCCCTTGAGATAACGTCATACGACCAGGGGTTCGGCGGCCGCCTCCTTCATTACTGGCTGCTGCGTAACACGTTCCTCCTCTACAGCCGGCTGGCGCCTGACGCCAGCTCCAGGCTGTATTACGTCAAGTGCACTCCGGAGGCCCTGCGTCATATCATGTTTATCTTCGAGGAGTGTGACGTTTGTTTTGCAATGACCGTCCGCAAGGCGCGGATCCAGAACTGACGCTATGGCTAATATAGACTTCAGGCAATGGGCCTGCAACACACCCGATGACCTCACGCCGTTCATCAAGTATGACAAGGCGCGGTATATCGACTTTGTGGCCGAGTTCAACCGCCGTGTCGATGCGCTTCGTCCCGGTGAGGTCCTGTCGGTCTACAGCTATCCTCCCGTGCAGTACAAGCTCTTTGTCAAGCTTGCCACCATGCATGTGTTCATATCCGGCATGTCATCCTATCAGAACTGCCATGACTGCAAGTTTGAGATGACCGATGACTACTCCGGAATACGCAAGGTTCCCAACGGCACCCAGCGCCGTCTCAAGCGTGACGATGCCGTGGTTGCTCCTGACCTTAATCTCTTCCGTCATGACGAATAGGCTGATACATCTCGTAGTCGCTCCTGATGAGCGGCAACGTCTCCAGATGGTGGAGACCCTGGCCGTACGCAACGGCTTCGCTCTGACCCGCTCTGATGCCCGTAAGATAATACGTGTGTCTCTGGATGAACAGGTTCTCTCTGATGATCCCTGGTTCGTCATGGCGGCCACTGTTCATCCCCGCGTGTCATCCCGGGTATATACCCATTTGTTCAGGATCGCACTCTCCGGGCGATTTGTTCTCCTTGGCACCGCCCGCGTGCCGCGTGATATGGACTTCATGTTTGATATCATCACTCCGGCCGACATCTGACTTCCCCCTTGACCCCCTTCAGTAATTATACTACAGAATTGGTACAGCTGTACGAAGTGTGAATCCGGAAGCTGAAGGGGAAGGGGCCGCGGCCGCGATCAGGACTCCTGGTACCGGTGTTTGAGCAGCTGCTGCAGATATTGGTATACCGCGTTGAATTTCAGCGCGGTATATATTTTATTATTTCTTTTAATTTTCTCTTTATAAAGTACCCTACCTAAAAAATCCGTAAAAAAGAGTACAATAGTACGAAAATCGCGCAACGGACTTATTAACAAGTTATTAACACCGTACTCTTTTCGTACTCTTTCGTACTGTTTGTACGAATGGCCTAAAAAAGGCATTTAGTACGCAAGTGTGCAGAACAGTACAGATTTTCAGCCACTTAACTCGCTGATTTTCATGTAATCTGTGCGAATACCCGTACTGTTGTACTCTTGCACACTTTTTCTGTACAGTTATCAACAGGGTAAGTCTTACCTGTTGATTTTATTTTGGTTTCGGGCTCTCTTTTTAGGCTTAAAAATTTGGATAAGTCTTTTATTATTTGTAATTTACGTGATTATTTGACGCTGAAAAATGATAACTCTCAGGTTCAACATCAGACCCTATCTGGCCGAGTACATGAGTATCCGGTACAGCTGGCCTGAGCGCTCAAGTGTCAAGATCCCTCCCAGTACTGACCTGTACTATCTGATGATAGACCTCCTCTCCAGGAGACCTCCCACAGCAGGTCGTGACATAGGTAACATCGAGTTCCAGCTGCCTCACCGTTCTGCCGGCAAGCGTACTGAGACTTTCAACTATCTCTCCAGCCGCAACCAGCGTAAGATAGAGAGGGCTATCTACGTCATGCACTGGACTGAGTTCCATATGTTCTGCGAGTACCAGATGCACGTCCGTGGCGAAAGCCTCATCATGTCGGTGCTGCTCTTCAAGAGCAAGTACAATATAGAGTCGCTTTCTCAGGACGCATACATCAAGAACTACCAGCGCTGGAGGGAGAAGCAGCAGGTATGCCGTAGGATCTACAAGAACAACCCTCACTTTTATTGAAAAATATTTCTGCATTTTTTTGACCTCTTTGTCTATGGAAACGAATCAATCAACTCAAAACTCACAGCTTGGCGGCATAGTCGGTGCCAGTCTGGTATCGGTGCAGCATGTCGGCTGGTTCATGAAGCTCGGCCGCCGTGCCTTGGTCAGTGTTCTGTCGCCTGATTGCTGGTTACCTCTTAACCTGGTGAACCAGAAGAGCCAGGCCGAAGAGTCATCTGATGAAGAGAACGGGTTCCTTGTCACCACTTACAGGCTTACGATACCTGTTCACAAGCAGCCGACAACCAACTTCTACGTCCTGAGGGACCACCTCCTGCATGGGTGCCTCATCAAGCTGACGTATGCAAGCGGTCTCTCCATGGTGTACGGATCCAGACGTCATCCTCTCACCGGTACCATACGCAACGTGTCTGGTACCAGACACTCGGACCTCTCTCATGACGTCATAGAGGTCTCCGCTCCAGGCGAAGGATTGCTCGTTGGAGGTTGATGTCCTTGACTATTAACACTTCTATCCTCATTTTTGCCCATGTCAACAAATCTGAACGATATGGGCAAGAAAGTAGATAAGAGGTTTATCCTCACCGATGATTCCATCAACAGTTACGGATTCCGGGTGCTCACCTCCGGTATCAACCTGGACAGGTTCCGCAAGAACCCTATACTTCTTTGGATGCACCTGCGCGATGAAGGATCTCCGGAGTGGTGTGATTACAAGCCTATAGGCCACTGGGAGGATATCGTCTATGATGAGAAGGCTGGTACTCTCTCTGCTGTACCTTACTTTGACCTCACCGATGACCTGAGCAAGCAGATCTGCGCCAAGGTTGAGGAGGGTACCATCAACGCCACCAGCATAGGTTTCCGCATCATCGAGACCTCCGAGGATAAGCAGTACCTGCTTCCCGGTCAGACCCGTGCCACTGTCACCAAGAGTGAGATCATGGAATGCTCCCTGGTTGACATACCGGCCAATGCCAATGCAGTACGTCTCTATGACAGTAAGGGCAAGGTCAACCTCTCCATATCCGATGCTCTATTGGACACTATTCCTTTACTTAAAAACAATACGCCGATGAAACTAAAAGCAACATGGTTGGCTATCCTGGCATTCCTGGGTATAGCCAAGGAGAAAGCTGAGGAGACAGAACTGTCTGCCGAGCAGCTTGAATCAATCAACGGTGAGATGGCCAGTCTGAAGAACCAGCTGGCAGCGAAGGAGACTGAGATAACCAACCTGAAGACCCAGCATCAGTCTGAGCTCTCCAACCGTGACTCTCAGATCCAGATTCTCACCACCGAGAAGACCAACCTGGAGTCACAGGTGAATACCCTCACCACTGAGAAGACCAACCTGGAGTCTCAGGTCACAGCTCTCAAGGGTGCTCCTGCAGGAGGTAGCGCTATCTCTCCCAAGAATGATCCTGATCATACTGAGCTCTCAGACATCGAAAGTCTTGAGAAGCAGCTGGAGGAGGGTAAGCTCACTTACTCGCAGTTTGCCGAGCAGGCCAAGAAACTTGGCTTCTGATTCAGATTATTAACAGTTAAATTCTACGACTATGCCAGATCCTATTCAAAAGCCGATTGATGTCAGTGGTCTTCAGATCGCTGCCAAGAAATTCGACAAGACCTTGCGTATGCTTCCCGCATTCATGCTGGAAGATGCCATACGTTCATTGCGTCTCAACGTGCAGCGCGTTCCCATCAAGAATGTGCTGACACACCAGCGCCGTAGGGCAGGTGGCACCCATGCCTATGCTCCCGGCAACGAGATCACCAACTTCAACAACATCATCAGCTATGAGCACTCCGAGCTGATGGTCCATGAGACCGTGTTCAACACCAAGGATAACATACACAACTACGACAACGTGGATGTGCAGTACCTTGGCGGTAAGCCCGTCGATGATGTTGAGAAGCGTCATCCTCTGGAGTTCCAGATCCTCAAGGCCATGGTTAAGTCCCACTCTGAGGATATCATGTTCGCGCTGTTCCATTCAGCACGTCAGGACAATGGCTCCAGCCCCGCCACAGCTTTCAACGGATTCTTCACCAACATAGACATCCTGATTGCTGACGGCCACTTCTCAGCTGCCCGTGGCAACTATGCACCAACCGGTGCTTTCGAGGCTCCCGTCGACACCAACGACTTCTCTGCCTATGAGAACCTGGTTGAGTTCATCGGCTCTGCTCATCCCATGCTCAAGAGCCCTATAGGTGGTAACCCCATCCTGTACATCACCGAGCTCACCCTGAAGAACGTGCGTGCTGCCCTGCGTAACAAGCTGGGTAAGATCTATGCCGGTTATCCCACCATGCAGGAGACACTGGAGCATCTGCGCGAGGACGCTCTCTGCCAGACCCTCGAGTTCGTCACTCATGTTGCTCTCGGTCAGGGACACCGCGTCATGATGTGTAAGCCCGGTCTCTTTGACTTCGGTTGGAACACCGACGCAGCCTCCAGCTTCGTACAGGTGCGTAACATCTACGAGGATCCCAACGAGGTTCAGTTCTGGCTGCAGTCAGCCTATGGTACCCGTCTTCGTGACTGGCACGAGAAGGTCTTCCGTATCAACGACCAGACCAACTCAATCCTTGACCTGTCAGGTGACTACTGCCAGACCGGTTCGGTCAAGGTTGACATCACCGGCACCACCGCAGGCCGCTGGTACCTGGAAGGCAGCGCATCAAAGCGCAGCTCAGGTCAGATGATTCTCGGCCTTGCTCCCGGTAACTACACCATCAAGTTCGATGCTGTAGAGGGATTCACCGCTCCTGACGATATCAGCATCACTGTTGAGGCCGGTAAGGACGTTTCTAAGTCAGCAGCCTACACGCCGTCTCTCTAATGTCTAACCTGGAGAGTGCTTCGGCACTCTCCTTTATAAACAGAATAATATGCCACAACCTACATTCAATCCACTGACCTGGTTGCAGGGTCAGAACAATATGGGCGGTTATCAGAACTGGGTAGGCATCATCCCGCTCGCATTCATCGAGTCGATGCCCAAGATCCCCGCTGAGCCCGCCAGCGGCGAGGACTTCGTCACTGCCGTCGGTTCCTTTGTCTTCAAGGATGGTAAACAGCCTATCTTCGTGTATTGCACCGAGGAGACCGTGAAGTACAACGCCGACTCAGCAGGTGAGCGTGACGGTAAGAGCTACGAGCAGAAGGCCGAGTTCTTCTTCCCCGGTAACAAGGTAGAGGCTCATGCACTCGCTACCCGTCTCAAGAACATGCCTTGTGTCATCCTTCTGGCTGACAGCGACGGCAAGCAGCAGATCATGGGTAATGAGTTCATCCCTGCCTACATATCACCGGCTTATGACGGCGGTCAGAAACGTGCCGACCTTCGCGGTCACAAGTTCGAGGCAGCCGCTGCTTCCAATGAGTCGGCCGTGTTCCTGGAGACACCCTTTGTGGTGGATCCTCTGGCAGGAACCATCGGCTACGCCACAGTTAATCCCGGATAATCATCGGTGCTATGAAGATTAAGTTAGCATTGATAGCATGGCTTCAATCCCCTCAGCGTTCATACGCTGAGGGTGTTGAGCTGTTCGCCCTTCTTGCTCCCAAGGAGATGAAGGACCGTTTCTTGAATTATTTCAAGGAGATTGAAACCGCATCAGGCACAGACCTGCACCTCACGCTGCTCATCGATAAGCTCTCACGTATCAACCGTGAGACCTCGAACAACCCGACCCCGTATATGAACATTCTCGAGAAAGAGTTCAAGTTCGGTAAGTCATCTTCAAGGAAAGCTGCAGCATCTGCTCCTGATGGTTCGGGTGCCGGCACAGGAACCGGTTCCGGATCTGTGGTCACAGACGGCATGCCTGAGAACATCAGCAAGCTCTACGCCCGTGTCAAGGAGATCACTCCTCTGTATGCCAAGCTGCATGCAGAACTCACTGCAGTGGAGACCGATGAGGAGCGTAAGGCCATTGCTGAGAAGCTGGCTGATCTTGATGATGAGCGCCGTCGTGCCTGGGCTAAGATAGATGCCTGGAACAAGGAAGGTAAGGTCACTCTCGATGAGGAACGTCCCAAGTACTCTGACAACCCCATGCTCCGCGGCATGCAGCTTGTCAAGAGCATCAAGCGCGTGCGTGACAATATCAACACCGCTAATGCATCCATCGCCAAGCTGGAGAAGTCCGATGACCCCAAGAAAGCCGAGAAGATTGCCAAGGTCAATCAGCGAAAGGTTCTCCTTGAGAAGGATCTTGATGAGCTGCTGAAGGAGAAAGCTGAAGTGGAGGCTTCCCAGTCCTGACTCTATGCCCAAGAAGCACGGACTATCACTTGACTTTCTCCGTGACCTCTCGCCTGGTCAGATCGAGCCGTTTGTCCACAAGCAGGACTGGTCCGTTCACCAGGTCATCACACCTCTGCTGGACCTTATCGGTCCGGCGGAGGTTCGTATTATGACATTCAACTTCAGTGAGGACAGTCTGCGTACCCTACTCATGGAGGAGCGTATCACCGAACTCAAGCTGCTGGTGGACTTCACCGTCAACCGCAACAAGCTTGACCTGATGTTGTTCGCATCAGAGGTGACCTCCAACATACGTATAGACTCCACTCACGCCAAGGTCCTGCTTGTGCATAACAGCACCATGGACTTCGGTATTGTTGGATCTGCCAACCTCAACCTTGAGGTTCGTTATGAGAGCGGATTCTGGTTCACCCAAGGCCGCTTCTACGATTATTTCTCCGACTCGTTTGACCGAATATACGAAAACGCGCTACCCTATGAATGAACCCGATCAGGACCGTCTTGCACTCATGGAGCGTTACGGACACGCTCTGATGAAACCCGCCGATATCGCCATCCTTCTTGACATCCCGGCCGATGAGAAGGATGTCTTCTGCCAGTCCCTCTCTGACTTTGACACTCCGGAGGCCCGTGCCTACCGTAAGGGTGTCGCAAACGCTAAGCTGGAGCTTCATGAGAACGTCGTTAAACTTGCCGTCAAGGGCTCTCCTGCAGCACAGCCTATCGCCAACCTCTATCTGAGTGACCTATGAGCCGTCAGTCTCTTGATAAGGTGCTCAAGCACCTGTATGATGACGTGGACACCCTGAAAGGTGTGCTCACTCAGAACGAGATTGATATGAAGACCCGTTTCATGCTCAGCGTGACACGTAAGCTGGACCGTCCTCTCACCACAGACCAGGATCTCGTTACATTCCTGATGTCCGGATGTAATGGAATGAGTAAGGCGGTGAGCCGCTCACAGGCTTACCGTGACATTGCGGCCATCAACCTCATCACCGGTAACATACAGCTGGCATCCAAGAACTGGATGCGTCATATGATTGTAGAAGGTGCCAAGGAAATCTACCAGAAAGCGCTGAACCGTGGCGACTTCAAGGGTGCTGCAGCTGCACTTGACAAGCTGGGTAAATATACCAGATGTGACAAGGAGGATGAGACCATGGACTGGAGTGAGATGTTGCCTCCTGTCTTCGAGCCCAGTGATGATATCACTCTCATCGACGGTCTCGATGTGATGGAAGGTAAGGACATAGAGAAGGAGCGTAAGCGCCTGCGCAGCCTCTTCAACCGTCTCTCTGCGGATGACGTCCAGGATGCTGAGGTGATACAAGACGAAGAATCCGATGCTGAGTCCTGATCTGTTCCGCCAACGCGCTGAGGAGGTCCAGAAGAAGTTCTTCAACCGCATGCAGCGCAGCGCCATGGCCATCGCGGCTCATGACGAATACTACGTCTGCTCACGTGGTACCGGTAAGTCTGAAGGTATCGATGCGCGGTTCATACTGCAGTGCGTCTGGGAGATGCCCGGCTCTACCGGTGCGCTGCTCTCACCTACCTACGGCAAGGCCTGGAACAACACCCTCCCGGCCATCTGTCACGCTCTCAAGAGCTGGGGTTATGTCGAAGGCCTTCATTACGTGGTAGGTCATAAGGCTCCCTCCAGCATGAACTTCGCCGAACCTAAGCGTCCTATCCTGATGGATGCCTATAAGAACGGAATACAGTTCTGGAACGGAACCTTCATGGTTGTGCTCTCCTTCAACCAGGGAATGAGTGCCAACTCCATGAGTCTGGATTGGGTCATCGGTCCTGAAGCCAAGTTCCTGGACTATGAGAAGATCAAGAGTGAGGTCAACCCTGCCAACCGAGGCAACGAGCAGTACTTCGGTTCCTGTCCTCACCATCACAGCGTATGCTACACTACCGATATGCCTACGTCTCATTCCGGCCGCTGGATCCTGGACAAGGAGGAGGAGATGAACCCTCAGCATATCACATATCTGCGTAACCTCTACCGGCAGCTCAAGATGACTGAACGTCGTACCGACCTGCAGCCCGACACCATGGAGCGTATGACCCGTGAGTTGCGCCGTGACCTTAACCTGGCACGCAAGTACCAGCCGCCGGTCAAGCCTATCGCCGGTAAGAACCGTGAGTTCACCGTCTTCTACGGAGAGTATGATATCTTCGATAACCTGGAGGTGGTAGGTGAGGACTACATCTGGCAGATGTACCGCGACAGCCCTCCTCTGATATGGCAGACCGCGTTCCTTAACAAACGCATATTCAAGCTTCCCAACTGCTTCTACTCGGCCCTGGATGATGATATCCACTTCTACATACCGACTGACTCCGGACAGCTGGCCGGCATACCGCATGACTGGAAGACGCTGCGCAAGACAGCCACCAACTGTCTCGGTGACGATGACCTGGACTATACGGCACCGCTGCACATGGCCTTCGACTCCAACGCCGCCATCAGCTCGGCCGTCTGTGCCCAGAAGGATGATGACACTATGAAGGTGCTGCGCTCTTTCTTTGTCAAGACCCCATACAAGCTGCAGGAGCTGGTGCAGAACATATGCAACCACTACGAACCAAAACTCAAGAAAGACGTGGTGGTGTATTTTGACCATACCTTCGTCTGGCAGACCGGTACCAACAGCGAGTCATATATCGATGTCATAGAGCGAATCTTCAAGGGTAACGGCTGGAACGTTGAGCTGCAGTTTGTAGGCCAGGCTCCCCGTCATGACTGGAAGCATGAGTATATAGACCTCTCCCTGAAGGGAGATCCCCGTTACCTGCGCATCCGGTTCAACCTTATGAACAACGAGTTCCTCAAGATTGCTATGGAGCAGACCGGTGTAAAGCAGGGTAAGAACGGATTCGAGAAGGATAAGGGTCCGGAACATACTCCTGACACTCCGGAGACACCCGATGAATACAAGACTCACATAACGGATGCGTTCGACACCTTATGGTACGGTATGAACTTCTACTATAAGGACCCGAGCTCAGCATCTATGCCTATCACCATCATAGGTAAAAAGTGACAATCGGCTTCAGAGGCTGTTCTGAGCGGAAACAGCCTCCAACCAGGTCATTCGCACAAATAAAACGGTCAAAAAACATAATATCAGCGAAAAAGGGGTTTGGGGAGAACGCGATTCTCCCCATTATGGCTCTCGAGCCA